TATTCCAGATACAATGAATGTAACATTTATATACTAATATAATCTCGTCGGGATTTCCCTAACCAACTTACTATGCTTTACGCTAAAGGTTGGACGAGATATATTCTAGTTATCCTGGGGGAGCAAGGCCAGTCGTGGCTACTGCTTAATATACCTACGAGAGGTAGTCCTACGGATACACTTGATTCAAAAAGAGAGTTGACTAGTGCACTAGTTACCAGGCACGCCCATTGACGGGTTTGGATTGCGCAAATACAGAGATACTACCATATGGGGCTCTGTACTCTCTTTTATATTAACATTATTAACATTACTTACATTTAAACGACATGAAAACAAATTATTGGACGACTAAAGACGGTCAACAGATAGCAGTAGAAGATTTAGGTGATGAGCATCTATTAAATATACTTAATATGCTTAAAAATAATAATCCTAAAACTTTTTTTGGTATGAGAATATCAAGAATAAATACTTCTTCATATTCTATAGATAAAAATAGAGAGCAACTAAATTTAATTTTAGGAGAAAGTAAATACATTTCTTGTCCTAGACAGGAACTTAAGGATAAAATGCTTGATCCTTATCATAATCCATTTCAAGGCGAAATAGCTTCTGAACAATGGGACTATCATATGCTTGGTGGATATGATTATGATGAAATAAATGATCCTTATTGTTTCGATTTATATTGAAAGTAACAGAGTAGCCGCGCTGTAAAGACGGCTATGCTAACCACATTTATTAACCATTTTATACACATTATTTATGCATTACGTAGTTACTTACACTGCAAACAGTAATGATGAGCACTGGGTAGACCCTGTTTATCATACTAACAAATTTGAAAGAATATTTAAGGAGAAAGTAGATGCCTTACATTTTCTTGGCGAATGTACTAGCGTACACGCTAACCTTAAGACAATAGACTCAACAGAGATTGAAGAAACAAAGACGTTGAGAACTGAAGTCGATGAAGAAGGAACAATTATCTACTATTACTAACATTATTAAAACATTTTATCATGGCAAATTTATTGCACAGTGGAGACTTAAACACTTTAAAACTAGGTCAAACATTACTTACTAGATTCAGAAAGATTGAAGGTGGCTTTGTCCAAATGGAATTGGCAGAGGTAAAAGAAGGATCGCGCGGTTTGTCCGCTGCCTTTGTATTTAACCAATCTGATAATAGATTTTCAAGAAACTCTGCACGTAGAGCGTGGCAACCAGCTACTCCTGCTGATGTAGAAATGACACTTGGTATCTCTGTTGGAGATGACCAAGCTTGGGAAATGGATGAGACAGGTAACGAAATACTTACTGTTAACATTCTAAACCCTGTTGCTACATTTGAGGGACAAGAGTTCCCAATGCGAGTGCAAATTATAGAAACTACTGAACCAACTGATTGGCAAGCTGCAAATGTGCAGACTTCTGCTAAACGTAAAGGTAAAGGTGGTGATTTCATTTTACATAACGGAGAGTATATCTTTACTCGTTCTTCTGTTATCTTTAATGAACCTACAGATGTATTTCTGACTGCTGATGCAGCACCAGTTCAAAAAGCTACTGTTCAAAGAGTAGATGTTGCAACTGGAGAGATAATGTCATAGTATAAATAAATAGGGTATATCGCTTGCGTGGTATACCCTTTTTTATTATATTTGTATATTATTATAAACAATAAATTTATATTTAATCATAACTCATTGAAAATGAACACATTAATAACTAAAGAAGGTAAAGTAGTAGCTACTATATCTGACAAACATAATGTAACAGTAACGGAGAAAGCTATTGTTATTGACTTGTTTACCACAACCAAAACCAAAACCAAAGCCACATCTAAACGTGGTAGACCAGCTGGGTCTAAAAATAAGTCTAAGACAAAATTTAATTTGACAAAGACTACAAAGAAATTGACTAAGTAGACACAAGCTTAGTTCAATATACAATTATTTAAGTTATAAGAGAGAGAGGCTTCGGCCTCTTTCTTTTTCTTTAAAATTTAACAATATGGGACAGATGAAAGAATTATATATGGCTATTCGTCAAGGCGAGATAGAACAATTAAGACATAAAATAGAAGACGCTGAACAAACAGATCAAACAGAACTAGAATGGCAGGGTAGATTAATATCCGTAGCTCATGCTATGTATCTGGTACAATTTAGTGATACATTCTTAAAAGGACTAACAGATGATAACATTCATAACACAGACAACGAGTCTAAGCGACTCGTATAAACTAGGTACAATACAAGATGTTGTAGACTATTGTTCTACTAAGGACATACTTGGTGTAGATACAGAGACAGAAGGCTTTGATTTTACATGCAAGAAAATGATAATGTTTCAGATTGGTGATGAACATCAACAGTTTGTAATAGACACACGCTTTGTAAGTATAGAACCACTAAGAGATATACTAGAAAGTAAAAAGATAACAAAGATATTTCACAATGCTAAGTTTGACTACAAGTTTATTAAAAAGTGGGCAAACATAGAATGTGAAGGGATATATTGTACGTTTTTGGTTGAACGAATTATTTCCTGTGGTCGTCACATAGGCTATGGACTGAAAGATTTATGTAAGCGATACTTAAATGTAGAACTTAATAAAGAAGTTAGAAACCAATTTATAGGACTATCAGGCCAAGCCTATCGTGATGATCAAATAGTATATGGTGCTAAAGATGTAGAGTATTTATGTAAGATACGAGTGCTACAACTACCTACTATTGAAAAGTATAAGCTAGACAATGTTGTAGAGCTTGAGAATAATGCTGTGCTTGCCTTTGCTGACATAGAATACAATGGTATTGATATTGACAGAGATAAGTGGGAAGTAATAGCTAAAGCTAGTGAACAAGAAGCTTTGGGCATGAGAGATAAACTCGACCAGATGGTGCTTGATAGCACTGTCCTGTCTGAATTTGTACCTTCTCATATCCAAGGCGACCTGTTTATGGACAAAGAAGAATTGCGTAAACTTGAAATTAAATGGACTAGCCCTACGCAAGTACTAAAAGTATTTAAGAAGTTAGTCCCTGAACTAGAAGACGTTAACGGTAAGAAGATGTTTAAGTATAGACGTCAACACACGCTCATTGATAAGTATGTTAAGTACAAAGAGAAAATGAAGCTTGCTACATCTTACGGTAAGGAATTCTTTAAATTTGTATCAAGTGATGGTAAAATACATACAAGCTTTAATCAAATACTTGACACTGGACGTGTCGCATCTAAGAAGCCAAACATGCAACAGATACCTGCGGATAATAAGTTCCGTAATTGTTTTCTTGCTCCTAGAGGTTGGTGTTTTGTATCTAGTGACTACTCTTCTCAAGAATTAAATGTAATTGCATTTGGTTCTAAAGATCCGGTATGGATAGATGCTCTTGAACAAGGACAAGATTTACACAGTGTATGTGCTGACCTTGTATATGGACAAGAGTGGATAGACACAGCTGAAGACGACTGTAACTATATGAAGAATAAAAGTAAGTGTAAGTGTCCTAAACACGGTAAGCTAAGAACAAACGTTAAGACTATTAACTTTGGACTAGCTTACGGTATGGGCCCACACAAGCTTGCTGATACTTTAGACATTAGCATTAAAGAGGCAGAGATATTGATTAATAAATACTTTGAAGCATTCCCATCTATTGGTGGGTTTCTAGATAAACTAGGTAGCTTTGGTAAGAAGTATGGATACATCAAAACCTTTCCTCCTTATAACAGACGTCGTTGGTTCCCTACATGGTATCCTCGTATCTACAAAGACAAGAGCCAAGCTTTTGAACTAGGTAGTATAGAGCGTGCTAGTAAAAACACACCAATACAAGGTGCATCTGCAGACATGACCAAGAAAGCAATGATACTCATTAGAGAGTACATTAAAGCACATAACGTGCCTGTAAAAATGGTTATGACTGTACACGATCAAGTTGACACTGTTTGCAAGATAGAATATGCAGAAGAGTGGGTAACAAGATTAACTGAACTGATGGAGCAAGCCGCTCTTGAGGTAGTAACTAACGGTTTGCTTAAAGCAGACACAAATATTAGTAAATCATGGGAAAAGTAAAAGTATATAAACTAGATCCACAGATTGGGAGAATACTCGCAACTGTGTCTAGGCTGACTGAAGTACCTATTAGTAAAATTAGAGGAAAGTCAAGGTTATCTGAGATTGTAGCCGCCCGTAGAATATGTATGGTTCTTATCAGTGAGATAGGAGGTTATACTCTTACTACAATTGGTGGTGTATTTAACAGAGACCATACTACTGTGCTACATGCTGTTAAACAACACATGGATTACATGGATGTAGACAAAGCATATAGAGATTTCTTTAACATATGTGAGACTACTGTAGGTATACACAAAATAGGTGATAGTAAGAATAAAGATGATATTATTGAAAAACTAGCACAACGTGTAGACTTTCTAGAACATGAGAATGAACTATTAAGAGAACAAGTAACTAACGTAAAAGAATTAGTAAATGAGCTGGGATAAAAATAAACACAAATTCAAATTTGACTACAGCATCTTTGCATGTACAATAGGTTTTATAGGTATAATAAGTATTATACTTTATATGATAATCATTAACGGAATTTAATTATGGCATTAGAAACAATAGAACTAGAAGGAGGTTGGCAGGTTACAGTTGATTACGACTATGACCCAGGCCAATCCGGAGGACATTGGGACGAAGAGCCTATAGATCCTTCAGTAAATATTAATAATATATGGGCTGTATTTTCAGACTCTAATGATAAACTTATACAAGTAGATGTCTTTAGATTTTTAGTAGAGACTGATCTTGTAGATGAAGAAGAAGTACAAAGTACTATTCTAGAAACAATAAGTAATTATGAACCAGACCCAGACAGAGACAGATTATGATAAACGACAAATCAACAGCATCGTACAAACAATTGTTTGATGACGGTGTAATAAGCAAGCGCCAGGCGCAAGTGCTTACAGTACTTAAAATGGATTTAGGACAAGCAACCAATAGAATGATTGCTAAGAAACTAGATTGGGATATAAATAGAGTTACAGGCAGAGTTTCTGAGCTTCGTAACAAAGGATTAGTGGAACACGCAGGTGACTACTATGACTCGGCAACAGAAAGAACAGTAAACTTATGGAAATGCAAGTAATGACTAGTGTAATTAAAACAAAAGACCAAGAGCAAAGAAAAGCTCTAAACTCCTGGGCCAAAGCTGGCTTTACAGGTAGTATAATTGCGGGTACTGGTTTTGGTAAATCTAGATGCGGTGTGCTAGCAGTAGCACATAGTATTGATGAGCATGATAGTAAAGGTAACGCCTTAATTATTGTCCCTACTCAACAGTTACAAGAGCAATTTAAAGAAGAGTTTATTAAGTGGGGCTACGAGGACATGTTAGAACATATAGAAGTTATGTGTTATCAATCAGCTTACAAGTTGACTGATAAACATTATAACGTAGTTGTGTGTGATGAGATACACCTTGGCCTATCACCTGAGTACCGTAAATTCTTTGAAAATAATACTTGGAATAGAATACTATGTATGACAGCAACATTGCCTGAAGACATAGACTATTGTGAAGTGTTAAACAATCTAGCGCCTACTGTTTACAGTATATCTTTAGATGAGTGTGTAAACTTAGGACTTGTATCACCTTACCAGGTTATATGTAAGCCTATCAAGCTTAGCGATGCTGAAGCAGCAGAGTATAAGAAAGCTAACAATACATTTGTGTACGCAAAGTATACACTTGGACAGTTTGATGCATTTGATAGGGCTAATTATATCATGGGAGCAGGTAAACATACTGCAACTAACGAAGAGAAAGCTGCAGCTGCACAATTTTACAGAGCTATTAGGGCTCGTAAAACTGTAGTAGACCATGCTGATGGTAAAATTGCAGAGTTACAAAAGATTGTAATTAAAAACGTAGGAGAAAAGATACTTGTATTTGGTGGTAGCAATGAGTTTACAAACAAACTTGCTGATGCTACAGAAACATTTTCTAGTGTGTACCACTCTGGTAAGACTAAAAAGCAGAAGGAACAAGCTTTGAAGGATTTCAGATCAGGTGACAAGCCTGTGTTATGCTCTACAAAAGCTTTGAACCAAGGCTTTGATGTTGCTGATGCTACAATGGCTGTGATATGTGGTCTTACTAGTAAAGGTTTGACTATGATACAGCGTGTTGGTAGAATTATTAGATTCCAAGAAGGTAAAGTTGGTAAGATAATTATACTATATGTAAAAGACAGTCAAGAAGAGAAATGGCTAAAAAATAGTGTTAAATCATTGAATAATGTGACCTGGTTATCTTGATAATCAGGCGCATTTTTCGTAAATTTATAGAGATATGCAGATAGAAATTGATATTGATTTACTTATAGAAAACGACATAAGTGCAGATGATTATCTTGGTTTATATGCTTTATATAGAAAAGGATTTAAAACTGTTAGGAAGTTAAACTTTAAACCTAATTGGAAAAAGCTAGAACAAAAAGGCTTTATAAAATTAGGACCTAAGCTAGAAGACGCGGTTATACGACAAGAGTTTATTGATTTATTTTCTAGTGACTTTGACCAGATGTTTGCAGAGCTACTTAGTACATATCCAATGAAAGTTAGAACTAAAACTGGTAGTTATAGAATACTACGTGGCTCTGACCCTTCGCTTAAGACTAACGCTAAAGCAAGAGATAGGTATAGTAGAATTATAGGAACAAAAAGGTTTAAGCACGAAAAGATTATGCGGCTACTCAAAGTACAGCTTAGAGTAGAACGTGATAGGCTTGAGTATATGCAACAGTTAGAAGTATGGCTGAACAATCATACATGGGAAAAATACATTAATATAGACGAAAATGACACAGGATCAGAAAATAGAATCATCAGAAAACTCTGATGTATTTAAAACCAGGGGCTTTCAGAAGATAGACAAGGCAGTTAATCAATCAATTGCTATTGTTAAACAAGCAAAGCTAGGACAAAGAGATGTACTACCTACCTCATGGAAAAGACTAAACAAGAATCTTCTTGGTGGTCTACAGAAGGGTAAGATGTATGTTATTGCAGGTCGTCCCGGTGTTGGTAAGTCAGCATTTAGTAATCAACTAATCTTTGATGTACTTGACACTAACGCAGGTAAGAAACTTATTGTATTGTATTGGACATTCGAGATGCCCGGTTACCAACAGGTAATGCGTTCAGCATCAAAAGATGTTAAGAAACAAATTGGGGACTTACTATCAATAGAGACACCACTGACTGATATAGACTTTAAAACCTATGCATCTAAAGTGCAGAAGTATGGTAAGTATCCTATATACTTTAACAATATACCTCGTACTATGGAGTATATTATGAATACTAATGAAGAGCTTGCACTACAACATCCATCACACACAGTTATTAACTTGTTTGACCATTCACGTTTGATACGTGGTAATGAGGATACAGAATTGCGTAGACTTAACACAATATCCAAGGGATGTATGTGGATGCAGTCTAAGCTTGGTACTGTAAACATATTATTATCGCAGCTTAACCGTAACATAGAACAAGAACATCGTGCTAAGAACCAGTATCAACCACTACTAACAGATTTGTTTGGTGGTGACAGTATTGGTCAGGATGCACACGTTGTTATGATACTAAACAGGCCTAATGATTTGTATGGTATTACAGCTGAGTATTGTGGTGAAGATCCGCACGGACTACTAGCATGTCATGTAGAAAAGAACCGTGATGGTTTACTAGGCATGATTGGCTATGAAGCAGACATGTCTACATTTACTATTAAGGAGAGAAAGTGATAAAGAACGTTACTAGAAAGACATTTACTATACGAGAGTCTGGTAGGTCTACGGATTTTATTACACCTAGCTTTGGTCATGGATGTTTGTATGATTGTAGTTATTGCTACATGAAGCGACATAAACCTGATGGCCTAACTATTGCTACTAACATAGGTGATATACTTACAGAAGTAAATAATCATGCTTATTTTACACCAGTAGATAAACCTAACCAGACACATGCAGAGTATACTACTTACGACATTAGTTGTAATGAAGATTTTGCACTGCATGCTAAGTATCACAATTGGGAGCGGATCTTTGATTTCTTTAGAACTCACCCGGTTGCAATGGGAAGCTTTGCTACTAAGTTTGTTAATGACAAGCTACTGACATTTAACCCTGATGGTAAGATACGTATTAGATTTAGTCTAATGCCTCAGAAGATGTCAGATATACATGAACCTAACACATCAAAGATAGCTGATAGAATAAATGCTATCAATAGATTTGTAGATGCAGGTTATGATGTACACGTAAACTTTAGCCCTGTCATAGTATATGACGGTTGGTTAGATGATTACGCACAACTGTTCAAAGATCTAGACAATGCTGTGTTACATAAAGATAAAGTGCTAGCGGAAGTTATCTTCCTTACACATAACTTTAAAAAACACAAAGTAAATCTAGATAGGCATCCAAATGCTGAAGTAACTCTTTGGACACCGGATATACAAGAGATTAAGAAGTCACAATATGGTGGCGAAAACCTTAGATATAAACTTGAATTCAAGGGTAGGTTTATACAGCAGTTTATAGAGCTGCATGGGAGTATTATACCTTGGAACACTATTAGATATATATTTTAATTATGGAATTACCAAAAACTGTGGTAAAGGCGAGCCGTAAATCGCCTAAGAACATGATAATCTATGGTCCACCTAAGATAGGTAAGACTACAGTATTGTCACAACTAAAAGATTGTTTGATTATTGACTTGGAGGATGGCTCTGATATGGTTGACGCACTAAAAGTAAAAGTGAGCAACTTGAAAGAACTAGCTGAGGTTGGTAAAGCAATTGTAAAAGAAGGAAAACCGTACAAATACATTGCTATTGACACTATCTCAAAACTTGAGGAATGGTGTGAAGCAGATGCAAAAGTATTGTACATGCAAACTCCTATGGGTAAAAACTTTGATCAGAAGAACCCTGGTGCATCAGTCCTATCATTGCCTAATGGCGCTGGCTACTTATACTTACGTATAGCCTACAAGAAATGGATAGACAGACTAAACACACTAGCAGATCACATTATCTTAGTTGGTCACCTAAAGGACAAAATGCTTGAGAAGAAAGGCAAAGAGGTTGCTGTAAAGGACCTAGATTTGACTGGTAAGATCAAGCAAATTACGTGTGCCAATGCAGATGCTGTTGGTTATATCTACAGAGAAGATGATAAGACTATGGTCTCATTTAATTCTTTGGATGATATTACTGCAGGCTCTCGTTGTAATCACTTGAAGGGAGAGACCATGCCCTTAGACTGGTCTAAAATATTTATTGATTAACCGCTTAATTAAAAAATCATGATTGAAGCACAAACACAGAACTCTGGCGAGACTACGCAACAAACTGAAACACCTCAAACTATTACTATCTCTATGATTCTTGCTGATCTAGACAATGGGATTGATCGTAATGGTATCAAAGAAAAGTACAGTTTAGAAACTTGGGAAGTAAAACAAATGTTTGAACACCCTAACCTAAAAGGTAAGAAAGCAAAGAAAGTAAGAAAACTCTCTTTTAACTTTGTTGATGATACTACTACTGTAGATCCTAATCAGACTAGTATTCCTGTAGAAGAACCAGATGTACACCAAGAAGCGTCTATGATTATAGAAGCTACGCCTGAACTACACGAGAAGTTTGAGCAAGAGGATGACACAGATGAATTTGACTATTAATTATTAAACACTATTTATTATGGCTATTAAAAGCAATGCAAGCGACTTAGAAGTTGCAGGTGGTAGTGGAGTAAAACTATACTCTGGACTATCAAATTTTAACATTATCGCAGTAAACCCTACTATGGCTGAGCTACATGAACTAGGAATTATGGTGAAAACCGATCCTAATTACTTTGTAGAATTCAGTGGAGAGGAGTACTTTAAACTATGTTTCTGGATTAAGAACGAGGACCTTACTACAAGGTTTGAGATCTTGATGAACTCTAAAGAAAGAGTTTCTCAGTCAGGAAAGAATCAATGGCTAAACGCTATTGGTCAATCTACATGGTCAGACGGAAACCCTGAGTACGACTGGTACAAAATGGAAGGTTTACGTAAAGCTCTTACAGGTGAAGAGACTCTTATTAATTTTACTAAAGCGTGGGCTAACGTTGCTAACGGCGACGAAGTATCATTTGATAGTATCGCTAAGATTGTTAAGGGTGATGTAACTGAAGTAAAAGCTTTAGTTGGATTACTTGAAAAGAATCAGGTAAGATTACTTATAGGTATTAAGGATGGTAAATACCAGACTGTGTACACTAAAGTATTTGGTAGAGTTAAACCACAAAGAGATGACATCTTTGTTAAAAATCTTAATGATGACTATGGTGCGTTTAACGCTGAGTTTGATACTACATTGGCATGGGGACCATTTACTCCTGAGCTATCTGTAGTAACACCAGATGCGGAAACTACTACAGTATCAGAAGACGATGACTGGGTGTAATGAAGGATTGGTCGTTATATGGCCAAGTTAATCAAATAATAAAGGGTAGTGTAAAAGCTACCCTTTTTTATTTTAAATTCGTAAACTTATGATTAGAAGTAGAAATAGCGAGGATCACCTTTCTTCAGAGATGATACTCAGTAAGATACGAGAGATAGATATTTTTAGTTATTACTGTCCTAACTTTAAAGAGCTAGGTGTAAAGTTTTGTAGTTTAATACGTGAGGATTCTACTCCATCAGTCTCTATTATACAATGGCATGGAAGCCTATTATATAAGGACTTTGGACATCCGGATCACACATTTAATTGCTTTGCATATGTTAAACACGCATACAATTGTAATTTTTATGAGGCCCTTATGATTATTGATAATGATTTTGGCCTAAACCTTGGTTCTAAGAGACCTCAAACATCTTTTACTAGAGGGGTTATGGGTATGCGCAGTGATAAGACTGTTTTTAACAAAAAAGTAGTTATTATTAAAAAGAAGTCTAGAGATTGGATGAAGAAAGATGCAGAGTTCTGGTCAAAGTATTTGATTAGTAAAAAAACTTTACGTACTTTTGGTGTCTGCCCTATTTCACACTACTGGATTAATGAGAATAGATTTAGCTGCGATCTTAGTTATGCATATAGGATAGGTAAAAAATATAAAATATATTCACCTTATGGAGAAGTTAAATGGAGTAGTAACACTACTAAAAAACATATACAAGGTTATAGTCAGTGTCCTGAAAGAGGAGACATCTGTATTATTACATCAAGTCTCAAAGATGTTATGTGCTTGTTCGAAATGGGTATCCCCGCTATCGCCATGCAATCAGAAATGCAAATGCCAAGCGAAGAAACCATCAAAGCGCTCAAAGAAAGGTTCAAAAAAGTAGCAGTATTTTATGATAATGATTTTGATAATCCTAACAACCCCGGTCAGACTATGGCTGCTAAGATTTGTCAAAAGTATTATCCACTAAAAAATATTGTTATTCCAGATTTATATGAGCTAAAAGATCCATCGGATTATGTAGCACATTTTGGAAGCTTTGAGGGACTAAAAACATTAATAAGAATACAGACATGACAGAAGACACAAAAAAGAAGATAGATATTATATTAGAAGAGACGGTAAGGATTTACGCTAACTTAGGAACTAAAACTCCACTTGACTTAGGCACTAAAGAAGCTGCTAAAGAAAGAGAAAGAGAGTTAATAGACTTAATAAAAGATATAGATGCAGATTTTTACCACGATAACTTAATGATACCACGTGCTACGACGCAAGAAAACAGCTAATAAAAAAGTTAGGAACGCAGTTTCTAAAGTATACAAAGGAATCAAGTTTAGATCTAAGCTTGAACTCTTTACGTATAAAAAATTAGAAGAGGCAGGAATAAAATCTTTGTATGAAGAAAGAAAGTATGTCCTTATGGAAGGCTTTCGCTTTGAACAAGATAGTATTGAACCTAGCAACAAGCGTGCTACAAAAGGTGAGTACATAAATAACTCTGATAAAGTTAGAGATATTACATACACACCGGATTTTGTAGACCCTAATGGTAAATGGATCATTGAAGTCAAAGGCTTTGCTAATGATGTCTTCCCTTTAAAATGGAAACTATTTAAAAACTATCTCCAAAAAGCAGGCAATCCGCCTGTATTATACCTGCCTAAAAATCAAGGCCAGGTACTGAAAACAATAGAATTAATTAAACAACTTTAATTTATGGAATACACAGAAGAATTGCTCCTCCGTTTGGATGGGCTAGGGATTACTATGTCTAGTGGTCACGTAGAAACACTCCGCCAACTTGACAAACTGTATGAGGAAACAAAGTACAATACATTTGGATACCTTGAAGACTTAGAAAAGTTTGATAAGATATTTGAACCTGTATATGGTTTGGAATTCTTTATACTAGTCAAAGATGTACGTAATCAATTTATGAGAGAGCTAGAGTTTTATGACTTAGCTACAGATTTAAAACAAATACACGAACAAAGTAAAGTAAAGAAACATGAGTATTAAAACAATTGACAAGCAGATCAAAGGATCTGAAGGCCTTGCTAAGAAGATTAACAAGGGCGCTGAGAAGATGGTGTTTGACATATTACAGTCAACACAGTATTCTACACCTATTCCGTCTACAGTACGTGAGCTGGCTACCAATGGTGCCGATGCACAACGTGAGAAAGAGATGGCTATAGAAATATTAACTGGTAAAGCAAAGCAAGAAGACTATTACATTGAGCGCCACGGCGATCAGTACAGTGATAGTAACTTTGACATTAGCTATTACAATCTGAATCATCTAGATGCAGAGAACAACGACGTAGTAATTACATACAAAGAGAACGAAGGAACGGGCTATTGTGATGTAGTTAGTATTACTGATCATGGTATCGGTATTGGTGAACGTCGTCTTGAGGGTGTACTTGAGCTTGGTTATTCAACAAAGCGTAACACAGCTGAGAACTTTGGTGCATTTGGTCTTGGTGCCAAGGTTGCATTGTCAACTGGTGTAGACTTCTACACTATAGACACTGTACACAATGGTAAGAGGTTCAAGATGAACTGCTACAACTACAAGACAGACTTTATTGTACCTGCATTTAACCCTCAATCTGGTAGTGCTAACCCGCATATTGTACTTAGCGATGGAACGAAAGTGCACTATGTACCTACAGATGCTATGAATGGTACTACAGTATCATTTGGTGTAAAGAAGCATCACAGGCGTGACTACCGTGAGGCAGTTGAAGAGCAGCTGATGTATATGCCTAACATTAGATTTATAAGGATTGCAGAAGATGGCTATGAAAGGGAGGAAAACATTCACCCTGAGATTATGCATAACTCTGACAACCTTATTATATCTGATACATATATGTTTAGTAAACCACACATTGTATTGACTAAAGATGTAGGGGCACCAACCGGTGTTAACTATGGTTTTGTTGATTTCCGTGAGTTGGAGATGCAGCAGATGTGGGGACCTATTGCATTCAAATGTCCTGCAAGACAAGTAATTAATGACCCAGAAACTGGAGCAGAGATTGTATTGCAAGAGGGTGTTGATGTAACGCCGTCTCGTGAGAAGGTGATATGGAATGAGAACACTAAAGCATACATTAAGTCTGTTATTATGGCAGCAGCTGACGAGGCTACTGATATTGTACAAGACGAGCTTAAGCAAACAGATTTTATTTCTTGGTTACTAGCTTGTAGACAAGTTTTGACTAAAGCTGATAGTGGTAGTGTACTTGGTAGACTATCTAACATTATAGATAAAGAAGCTATTAAGCCTAAATTTGGTCCTGACCCTAGACTTAAAAATGAATCTGTAAAGTTATTATTTGCAGGCATGAAAGCTGAGGTTATAACTAAATCTAGAGACTACAGGAGTGGTGATGATACTATTGAAAGAACTGCTATTGAGAACTACAGCCAACTTAGAGATAATAATATCTTTATTATGGGTGAAGAGAATCATAGTAAGACTAAAGATTTGTATCTTATAGATAAGTGTGAAGGTCCTATTATTTGTATTAAGTCTTCAGAGTTTAGCTCTGGTCTTACTCTTGACTCTGCTGAGAACAAGAAGAGGCATGCTAGGCGTATTGCTAAACGCGCTAGAGTTCTTGAGCTAATTGAAGAGTCTACTCACAGTCGTTATTATGATGACATGGAAGTAGATGAAGAGTGGTTAGAAGAATACAAGGACGAGATTGCTAAAGCTAAGGAGATTGCACAGTTCGAGAACATTACACCAGCTGAACGTCGTAAGATAGAAGAGCGTATGGTTGCATACACTTTTAGATACAACGATAAGCATTGGCATAATTCTGGTAGTGACAAACGTTACATTAGAGATAAGATTGAGCCAAAGGTAAAAGATCTTATGAAGACTCAGCGTACTACTTACTATGGTACTTCTGAAGATGATAGGAATTTGATGATAGCTTGTGGTATGGTACATGCTTTTGCTCCACATCAATCTCAAGTGTATAAAGATGGTCATTCTGGGCACTTTGTAGACGATGATAGAGTATTCTTCTTTGATACACCGCCTGTTAGATTTCAAGATACTTACGGTGCTAATAAAGGTGGATTTCCAAGCTGGGCTACCCCAAGTACTGAAACTAAAGATGATGGTACTATACGACATAATACCAACTTTGACTGGGATACGCCGCAGATCATTAGAGTTGCACAAAATAATGTTAGACACATTACAATGAACCCTAATGTTAAGCACATATCTGAATTCTTTTTACAACTAACACCTAATGGAGGCTACACTATGGATGAACATGCAATTAAGTGGTACACTGCAGACAAGATGCAGAGTATCAAAGATAAAACCTACATGTTTTGTCTTAAGGACATTAACCAGGATTTGTATGATAAATACTCAGCTGTTTATGAAGCAGCTAACGTAGATGTTAGATCAGGACAGTGGATTAAGAAAGAAGAGATCTTTCCTGCAATTGAGAAAATTGTAGAAATGCATAACTTCTGTAAAGACAATGACGACGCCGCTGCTATACAGCAAAAGAGTCGTGAGTTGTTTGTATTAGACATTCCAGAATCTATTGGCCAAGACCAAGAGTTGATGGACAAGTTTGATGAGTTACAAGAGTGGTCTGAAGGTGTGCATACACTACTAGATAGTATTAGTGAAATACAATTTCAACCTGATACTAAAACAGACTTAGATCAAAATCTTATCAAGGAAATTAAAGTCTACCTAGACGCTAAGGATAGGTTAGATTGGAAATAACAGGGACATCAGACCTGTTTAGCGGGAGACCTAGAAGAAGCGCGCTTTAGTCTCAGAAAATTCCCTACCACTTATCGGAACTAGGTGGTAGGGTATATTTTCCCTTAAATTTCCTTGTATAAACAAAATTTTTATAGTATATTTATTAACCCTAATTAATTAATTAATCATGATTACAATTAATGTTATTGAGAACCAAATATCTGGTTCGTACGGTGATATGCCGTTCAGTGTCAACTACTCCGAAGACACATATGGTAAAATGATGGAGTTATCTGACAGACAAGAGTCTGTTACAACAATGGACGAGTACAATGCGCTCATGGAAGAGTTTGCTAAGCTTACCGTTCAAGACTACAAAACTACTGTAGAAACTGAGTGCCCTATGATTCATGTGAATGAAGCTACTGGTCAATTCTTTCTTAAGCATAATGATGTAGTATCTAGTGTACCTATGCCACAGGCGTTAGTAGACAGAATACTTACCTCATTAGACAAGGGAGTAGAATTTATGCCGCTAATAAAGATGTGGATTAGATTCTTACGTAACCCTATTCTAGCTCAAAAGATGAATAGTTGCAGTGAAGACTGTGATAAAGGCACTAAGTTTACTGAGAAGTTCTTTAACTTTGTTAACTTACAGTATGTTCATCCTAAACTCAAAGAAGAGTTGATAGAAGAGCATGGATTAAGTGAAGAAGTTGCTGAGCGTAGAGCTACTATGTATCAGATGAAGATTACTGCTGAAGGTCTACTTAATGGTTACAAAGTGTCTCAAGAGATTATGCATGCATATGACACAGAGACTGGTGAGGAGATAGATCGATACAAGCGTACATTCAATCCTGATACAGGTGAGATTGAAGAGGGTGGATTACCTAAGCATGTAGAAGATAGACTATTTGAGCCAGCTATTATGGGTAGCAGAGGTGATGCATTTTACTGCGAAGGCCCTAACGGTTACGCTAATCCAGGACACTTTATCAAAGTTGGTTGCACACACAGGTTACCAGATTGGTCTTATGTAGATGTAAACGACAATAGATCTTGTGTTAAAGGTTTACACTTCGGTGGTCTTAAGTACATTGCATACTACAGCGGTGAGATTCACAACATCTTTGTTGACCCAATGCATATTGGTGCAGTGCCTGACGATGAGACTGGTGCAATCAGATGTTTACAATATTTTGTACATTCTTCTCTTGCAGGTGTAAATGGTTCTATATATCATAGTTCTACTTATGCTGCTAAGACAGATCAAGAGTGGGAAGAGATGAGAAAAGAAGCAGTTGAGGCCTACACAGAGTATATGGACGACTGTCAAAATGATATTATAGAGGTTAACGCTCTATAATTTTTGTGTTTGTTTTCATGATACAACTGGGGGGACTAACGTTCCCCCTTTTGTGTCTTAACTAATTAAATTCTATTAACATGAGTAATATTGCAATTATAGATGCAGATAGCCTACTGTATTTTGAGATGGGTAAACCAACCCTAGAAGAGGCTATACAAGGAATAGATAACAGAATACTAGAAATCTTAAACAAAACAAACAGTGACAGATACATTGGCTTTTTGACAAAAGGCAGATGTTTTAGATACGATATAGCAAAAAGTAAACCATACAAATACAATAGACCAGGTACACCTAAACCACCTATATTTTATGCACTAAAAGCATACATACAACAATCACCTTGGAACTTTAAAAGTTTTGACGGACTAGAAGCTGACGATCTTGTTGGTATGGCCCGTACATGGCACATGTCTAGAGATTATGCAGACAGTTATACTATCTGTAGTCCTGATAAAGACGTGCTTAAACAGTTACCAGGTAAACATTATAATTTTCAAAAGGCAGAATTTCATGAAACTACACAAGAAGAAGCAAATGCTTTCTTATGGAAGCAGGTTCTTATGGGCGATAGCACTGATGGTATCCCTGGTATTCCTGGATTGGGCCCTAAAACTGCTGATGCAATTATTGATAATATGCCCAGCGTACTGTCACATCATCAAGTAGTACTAAGTCAATACTTGGCTAAGTTCAAACTAGATGAAGGCGTACAAAGATTCTACGAAACCTTTAAACTTGTTCGTATGCATACAGATATAAATGTAGCTGCTATGGATGTCCCTAGTATTTTGTCTGTTGAAGATAAATTCTTTGAAGGGCACGTAGCTGAAAAAGTGGAGGACTTATGGGAATAAAATGTAAACAGTATTTATTTACACAGAAAGATGCTAGAAGCTTTACTATTACAGGTAACATAGAAGATATTGACCCTGTTAAAGTAGAAGGTAAGATTGTAGCTTTGAATTTTGAGAATTATAGTTTATCTATAGGGGACACTACTCCAGTGAATAAGGTTCCTTATAAGATAAACTCTATATCTTTAACTTCTAAAGTAGATTCTTACGAGTTATCTAGCGCTAAGCTAAATAAATCTTCTTTGTTTATACTACCAATGCTTGGAGGAACTAGAAATCTATTTATGTTTGACAGTTTATTTGTAAATGCATTTATAGAAATAAATGAATACAATAATTGTATTTGTTTGTTGTATAGATTTTCAGGAGACCCTTTGTTTTTAAAGTTTGAACAAGCTCTTAAACAGTTTAGAACTTTTAAAGATACGTTTGATCCTTCACCTCATTTTGTAACTTTTGTATTTGATATTCCAACTAAATATAAAGAAGATTATGCTAACTATATAGCAGGTAAATATTCTAAATTTAGTCCTGAATTTAAAAGTAAAATTATGGAATTCCATTCTTTTAATATTTATGGAGAGATGGCACAAATACTGTTTCAAGATGAAAAGCGTAGGAAAAGACTAGAAGAAGACCTGGGAGTTGAACTTCCTAAAGGCTCAGAGCTTTTTAGTATTATTGATAAAGAAGAAGAAACCTTTAATCCAAAAATTTATATATGAGTAAAGCAATAGAAAGTCAAGTAGGGGATTGGTATCCTTTACTTGACCCTATAGTCAATTCTGACTATTTTAGAACAGTTGCAACACAGATAAAAAAGTGCAAAGCAGAAGGTAAGAAAGTGTATCCTGATACAAAGCTTACTTTCCGCGCATTTAAAATGTGTCAACTTAAAGATGTTAAAGTAGTGATACTTGGACAAGATCCCTACCACGATGGTAGCGCAACCGGTTTAGCTTTTGGTAATAGTGATGAAAGTTTTAGAATGAGTCCTAGTCTTAGAAACATAGTTCAAGCTGTGGAAACAGACTTAGGTTCTCTATGTGTAAACTTTGATCCTACTCTAGAGTCTTGGGCTAAACAAGGCGTGTTGTTGTTAAACACGGCGCTCACTGTTGAGAAGGGACAGGCCGGTTCGCATGTACATTTGTGGAACCAGTTTACAAAAGATGTTATACATTTATTAACAAGTTCAAAAGATAATATTATATTTGTTCTATGGGGCAAAAAAGCACAAGACTATGCTAAATACATTAAAGGAGATAACCATATTCTTATGGCTGCTCATCCTGCTGCCGAGTCTTACTCTGGTGGCAAGGCTGGCTTTTTTACTTGTAGGCATTTTAGTCACATTAATAACATTCTTGATGCTCCCATTGATTGGGCTGATAGTTGTGGTGATCCTTTGCCTAGAGAATTAAATGAAGCTCCGTTTTGATGGGAGATAATATAATAGTAGTATGGCCAAATTTAAATGTAAGTGTGGTGAGTTCAATGTAGCTCGCACCACTATTAAAGTAGTAAATAACGAAGTAGTTTACCCTGAAGCTTATTGTGAAAAGTGTAAAACTTATGGCGTCTCTGTTAGAGATGGTAGCGGTTTTGGCGGGATCATTAAGAAGAAGGGAGGAACTGTTTCAAAAAAATTCTAATATGATACAATACGCAAGAATAACTAAATACTGTGGACCTCGTGGAGAAGTAGGTTCTGTATACAAAGTAGTAGAAAAAAATCCTACTGATGGATACAGACTAGTAGTCCCTGGTAACACACAATACACTTTTTGGCACCCCGAAGACTGTGTTGAAGAAGTAGAACCCGGAGCATGTAATACTCCTAATTGGACAGTGCCTGAGAGTGTAGATTTTGCATGGCACTTAGACAAAGTTACTGAATCCGTTACTGATTTATTGAAGGAAAAGAACAAAGCCTATGGAAATAGCGCTTTAAATCCTGCACATATATTTAGTAAGCTTGATGCTGTAGAATCTTTACTTGTCCGTATGGATGATAAGATTATGCGTATTAAGAATAAAGGTATCAATGATGAAACAGAAGATACCGTTACAGATCTTATTGGCTACCTTCTATTATTGAAGATGGCTATGGAACGTAAAAAGTAATTATTGGTAAGAACCAGACAAGAAATACTTAGCTGCCTCTTCAGGGGTTCCGGATTTTCCTATACCTCTGAAGATAGGCATTAAGTCTTCTACTTGTTTTCTAATCTTTCTATCACCTTTATTATATCTACCAGTTTTTCTTTGGTAGTATATTTCTTTATCTTCTAACGGATAACCAAAGGCGTATAGACCTTCTTTGTATACCTGATCAAATAAATTAAGTGTAGACTCTACTTGACGTACTGTCGCCGCTGGAGACTTTATAATTCTTAATGCTTCTCTACTACCATAAACAGGAGTCCATTGTTTTATCTCAGCTTGGTATCTAAGCGCTTGGTATAGTAAAAAGTTAGTTGCATAGTTTTCTTCATCGTCATCTAAACTAGTTAGACCCATGATTAATACAGAAGCAGCTACTAACGAACCTAACTCAGTTAGAGTACGTTTAACATTTGCTTTTTCCATATCTGTTAAGTCTTGGAATACAGTATGTGGCATCACTCTTTGTTCTACACTTGATTGAAGCATGTTCCAAAAAGATACATACATACCTTGTGTAACAGATCCTAGTTCTTCATCAGCATGAAGTGTAGGTCCTGTAAACCCGCCGTGTCCGTAACGTCTTCTCAGACCTGGCATTACCCAACTACGGAATAGTAACACTGCTTTTCCTTGCGCAGTTCTAGAAGCTGTTGCCTTATCAAATCCTCCCTTAGTCTGGTTAGTTCTTCTAGCCAACCCTTGTGTTAGATTTATAAAATCATATCTATTAAAGTTTGCAACCCTGGAGTCTACCTCCATTGAGCCGTCCGGCTTTACGACTAACATGTCATATAAATTTGCAGGCTTTCCATCCTCATTTAAAAGAACCTTTCCATCCTTATCTTTTAATTTCCCCTCTAAATTTTTCATTAATGCTAGCATTCTAGTAGATGCAACCTCGTGCTCAGCTGCTTGCTGTAACACTAACAGGTTACCTGATTGTAATGCTTTACGTAACTTAGAACCTACTAGTCTGTTTCCCTCTTGATCTGTAAACTCTGTAAGTGCATCAAAATATTCTAATGCTTTACCTAGTTTTGTGTCAGGCATAAATTTACCCACATCGCCTATTGCTGCACTTTGTCCCCAGTATGATGATTTAGCCCAAGATAAGTCTTTTGTAGTAAAAAACTCACCGGCTACTGCTTCACTAAAGATACCCATGTTATCAATAATACTTTGGTTAGCTCCTTGTAAGAAGTTAAACGACAGTGCATTGAATGCTGTAAAAGAGTTAAATGCATTTACTATTTTAGTTGCAGAGAATTCTTTACCTGCTAGAGTTATGTTTTGCTTTAGTTCTTTTTGACCAAACATTACCATATCTATAAACGCATCCACATGTTGGAATGTGTAAGATTCTCCTTCTTTTAACATAGGAAGCTTGATACCTAGTTTTTTTGCAGATCTATCTAGTATTTCCATACCAGCTGCATTAACTTTCATAGTATCTCTATCCTTCATAATATTTCTAAAAGTCATAACCTGGCCTACTATCTCTGACTTAGCTTTATAGTTGTGAGCCATGTCTGCGTATGCATATAAGCTACTTGCTATATCTCTAGATACATCTTTAGCATCTACATTGTTTACATAAAACACAGGAACATTTTTATTTAGTTCTCCAGTAGTTTTATTATAATTACCATTTATTATATCAGTATCCTGAATAGTAAAACTTTCTGCAAGTATATCTTTAACTGCAGATACTCCTCCCTGCTCTTTCATTCTATCATAGTCCTCTTTACGTAAAGAAGGCATCATATATGATATATCTTCCCAGGCGTTTTTTCTAACCCTGTTCATCCCTACCATTCTATGTCTATCATTTAAAGTTTTAAGTACATAATCATAGTAGCGTTTCTTTCTAGGATCAGCTTGCACGGCTGCGTACTTAGGATTTGCATACACTGATGCTTTAGGCTTTACAAATTTACCAGTTGGAATTCCTTGCACTAAATTATTACGAAGCTCAGAATTTATTAATCCTAATTGTTGATCAATATTATCTACTGCGCCTGTTCTACCTTTCTTTTCTGCAGCTTTTCTATCTTTTATTAATGCGGTTTTTTTAGCATTTAATTTTTTTACTTCATTTTTCCAATCAGCAATTGGTTCAGTATTCTCTCTGGCCCATTTTATAACTTCTCCAGTGTGCTTTTTACCACTATTAGATTTACGCCACGTTTTTACTGCTGCTCTGTATGCATCTGCTGTTTTATATTTATCTCTTAATGGTTTAGAATATTTACTATTAATAGTAGCTTCAAATGCATCTAAGTCTTCTTGATATTTATCTACTAGCAAAGGTTGTACAAGTCCTAATACTTTCTTTTCTGTTTTATTATTGTACTCATCATACTCTACAACAGTAGTTTCTTCTTGTAGATCTCCATTTAATCCCTCTATATCAGTTTCATTTTGCCCTTCAGCAAATAATTCATACTCTGTACGCAACTCAGGCTTAAGTGCAAGAGTCATATCATTCTTTTTAAATGTAGCTTCTTTTACCATCTTAGCAAACAGTTGTACAGTTACATCTGATGAATACATTAACGGATCAAACAAGTATGAGAATCCGCTTTTATCTTTATGTGCGCTTCTTAGGTCATTGATTAGTTTATCACGGCCTTCTATCTTTCTATTCTTAAGTGTGTCTACTACCATTTTTTTAGCGGCAGCGTCAAATGCTTGTTCAGTTATAGCTTTATTAGCTAAATCTTCTTTTAATTTTTTAAACTCTGTAGTTGCTTGTACCTCAGATCTAAATCTTCTCCAGGTTTTAGGATTTTGATTTGCTTCTATGTTATCTATGATTGCTTGAATCTTTGGATCAATAGCTACGTTGTGGTATCCTTGTAATACCTCAGCCATTACTGGAATTACTTCTTCTTCAAACTGATAATCTAGCATTTTAACATTCTCAATTGTATCTTGAATGTCAGTCATCATTAGACCAAAGTCTCTTTGTGCTACTGTATTTACTTTACCTAAAGCAGATTGTTCTTTTGCTATTTGTTCTAATTGTCGTATGGTATCAACACTATCAATTGCTTGTTTGATTTCATACATCCTAGTCATGTTAGCTGGAGTAGCTCTTTCTTTTATAGGCAACGCCATCAATGCTTCAAACTCTAATATAGCATTATCTACATTATCTTTACTAGCAACTACAAACGCTCTAAAGTTTTCTATTCTTTTTATATCAGATACAGCTGCTTTTAATCTACGCAGTCTTTTTTCTTTAGCCTCTCTTTGATCTTCAGGTAGTTTGTTTATCTCTCTAAGCTCTGATTCTATGATAATCTTAGCATCTAATGCTAGGTTCATCATCTTTTCATACGATCTTGTTGGGTCAGTATATACTTTACGAGTGTCTGACGTAGCTTTCTCTTCAGACTCCTGTTTAGTTTCAGGCGATGCTTTCTTTTTAGCTTGCAGTCTTTTAAACTTATCTAGTTCATACTCACTTGTATAATCTAGAGAGCTATCTTGTCCCTCTTTTCTGTCTGCCTGCTGTAAAGCTGTTTCGTTTATACTAATTTTGTATAAGTTTGTAGATTGATTGTTAGACTTAAAAGGTATATCAACATACTCAGCACTAATTAAATTTGGAGTTAACTGATTAATAAGTTTTAACTCTTTTAATTGTTCTTGAGATGCATATAACTCATCAGAGTCAGGCATTTCAGTAATAAGTCTATTGTCTTTTAAAACATCTATAACTTTAGCGGCACTTCTTTTACCTGGATCTGTATTATCTATATGGTCATAGACGTTTGAAAGCATGTTGTGCTCTTGACCATTAACTATTATCTTACACTTGCTCATATTTTACAAACTTTATATATTTCTAATGGCGCTTCTACACTTTCTGGCATCTCTACCGTGTTTTCTATAATACTTTGATAAGTTATAGGGTGCGCTCCAGTACCTTCTTTGTTAATAGCACTATCTTGACTAACACTTCCTACTTCATTTGCCTGACCTTTAACTCCTTTAGGTTGTAACCTAACATATGTTCCGCCGGTCTCTGCTGTATTAGCTAGCACAAATGTTTGTGCTCCTAGAATAGGGTCGTAAGTTACAAAATAAGGAGCAAATCCCAAACTTTGTTTAAAGATACTTGGATTAGCTTCTTTGTTTAAGAACACTTGTCCGTCTTTAGTTTTTATTTTTTTATGACTTATTGTTGGTAGTATGTTTTGATTACCTACAGATACTGTACCGTAGTTACGAACAAAATCGTGCAGGAAGTCATTAAAGAAATCATGCCCCATTGTTTCAGACTCTATTCTATTAAAGAACCTAGCAGGTGTATCTCCCTTTTCATTTAACATATTAGTAGTAAAAGCTTCTGTTGGTATCAGGTCCATTAAAGATCCCTTAGCCGGGTGAAATCCTGACGTCATTAATTGCATAGCTACTAAGTCTTTTGCAAACGATCTAATTTTAACATCAGAGTCTTTTAGCATATTCTTAAAGTCAGAAGATATTGTATTCTTTTCATGCGCAGTCATATCATACGACGTATCTAATGCTACAGTAAAGATAGAATTACCTTCATTATTATTACGTGCTCCAGGCACTAGCTTTTGGAATAGTCTATTATTATCTAACCTACCATCTTTTTGCAGTTCCTGTAACCTTGTAGCTATATTACTAGTAGGGTCTGTAAGCAGTTGATTAAATTTATCTTTAGACATGTAGTCTGCAAGCGGGCTTCTAGGATCAGCCATCATCTTTAAGAACAGCGCTCTATCTATAAACTTATGTGTTGCTGCATCAAAACTTGTTTTAAGTGTAGCATTTTTTAATAACTGTTTAAACTGGAAGAACGCAGGTCTATTGTTTATAAATCCTGCACGTTCAGCTCCCTTAAGTATTGTATTAAGAATACCACGGTAAGCAACTTGGATACCATATCTAGGAGAATCAGTTCCTTTCATTTCTGTAATATACTCTTCAGCTCCCTCTACTATATTTATATCATTGTCAGATAGATACTCAGCTTCTACATCTAACCATCCTCTTAGTCCTGACATTTCATTAACGTTATCTAAGTTATCAGGAGTAATTACTTTAAATGCTCTTACTGTAGATTGTCCCGCTTTATGGAATATCATAAAGTTATTTAGATAGTCTGCCTGTAATGCTTCATCTTGCCTAGTTAGTTCTTCAGAACTCATATCAGCAACTGCATCAGACGTTTTCTTTTTCATACCCTTAAGTGTTTTCCTTGCTGACAAGAATAATTGTCCCGGATGATAGCCATTGTTTCTAGCGTCCTGTATAGCTTCTTTTATTGCAGGCTGATTTAAAAAGTTTACTATAGTTTCTACGGGAATTCCCATACTTAACATCATACCAGATACAGGTGCTGTAAACTCATTATCATTTAATTCAATTTGAATAGGCTTTTTACCTGCATCTACTGCAGCTGATAGGTATGAAGATATTGTTTTATCATTATACGGTCCTATAAACTCACCATTAACTGACTCCCTAACTTGTCCAAGTTTTGTATATATAACTCCGTCTATAACTGGAGCATTAAGCGTACTTACTGATAGTCCGCCGGCTTGCGCAACGTTGTGGCCTGCAAGTATATTAGCCCAGGTACCTCTTAATCTAATACCCGCTTTTTGTTTTTGCTCCATACTTACTTCCGTAAGAGGATTGTTATAGTCAATTGTTTCTTTATTTTGATTAGCTATGTTTTCTAATCGCTCACTGTCTAGTGGATCTAGCACTTCAGATAAATGCTGAGGCGCTGTTATTATACCAAACATAGTATCAAAGATAGCTTGATCTCGTAGTTGTCTATCTGTTAAGTTTTCACCAGACTCTCTTTGAATTATCATAAGTTTATCGACGTCAAAGTCACTACCCATTTGTTTAGTTATACCCCCTGGAACTACAATGCCTTTAGCATGTGTCTCTGGTAAGAAGCCTACTACACGCATTGGTAGCATAGAACTCTTACCTTGATTAGGTATACGATAACCTAACATAGTTAATCTTCTATCTTCTGCAAAATCTGCTATAGTTTTACCCTGCAGCTCTTCTTTAGTAATACCTAAATCACTAGCTCTCATACGTACTTCAGCAAGATTTGATCCGTCGTACATCTTTAAATCAGAATCTAGTTCGTATCCACCTATCTCTGCTATCTGTACTAGCTCTTTACCTTTTTGTTTTTGTGTAAAGATTCCATTGTTAAATAAACTAAAATAGATTTGTTCAAACTTAGCTTGATAGTTAGGGAATGCCATAGGTACAGCAAACCTGTAGTTGTATGGACCATCCGGCACAATGTCTAATGCATCCAAATAGTTTTCAGGTAATTCTTTTTCTTTTAATTGTTTTTTAAGTGTATCTCTTAATTTTTTTAAATGCTCTAGTTTAGCAGCTTTGTGCTCTTTAGATTCTACACTAAACTTTTTTATTGCATTTTCTATTTGAGTAATACCTAGCTCTTTTTCTAGCTTAGCAGTATCTTCTGCAATGTTATCCGCAATAAGTTGGTGATAGTTGTTGTATGTCTCTATCCCGGATACTTGTCTACCATTAATATTATACTCACCAGCCATATCAAAATTACCTATAACATTTTTACGTATCTGCCTAGAAAAAGTAATTTTATTTTTAGGAGAAGAAGGAGTTATTTGTGGTAATCTTAAGTTCTTAGAATCTAACTGTGTAATAGTCATGTTATCGAGACTTCCTGATACATCTCTAGAGTCTTTAATAGCTCCTTTGTTAGCGTTCTCTTCATTTATAACTTGGATTTTCTGATCTATCATTACTTGGCGTAACTTCTCAAGAGTATTGTTACCAGCTGCAAAATCTTTTGTAAGAGTTACATAAGAGTTCTTATCCATGTTAAGTTCTGCAATACCGTTTCTTACAGTAAGCTCATCGTGATATGGTTTAACAGGTAGTATAGGTCTAGGATTACCTTTGTTATCTACGTATCCATTACCTTGTAATTCATTTTGATACGCTTGTTCATCAAGAACCATGTCCCAATTACCTATTCCCATTTGAATGCCTCGGTACATACCAATAGATATAACACCCTGCGCATCTGTTTTTTTCACAAAAAGCTCATTCCTTTCATCTCTACCAGGTCTATACTCATTAGATATTCTTGCTGCTTCTACAGGCCCTACAGATCTTTCTAAGTTGGTTGCCATTCTTTCTACAACTTGGTTTGCAGCATCCTCATCTAAAAATCCTACTTCTTTAATAGTAGCCATATTATATGTAGGCATCATTCCATAAGTGTCATTCTTATTTATACCATTACCTACTATAAATAGTTTTTTACCTGGAGTATTTATTAATCCTTGACGTTTGTAAAAATCTTCTCCATTTTTAGCATATGCATATCCACCTCTAGTTATCTTAGCTAGTTCTATTCTACCAATGAAATCTTGTAATACAAAGTCCTTAAGGAACCCCGGCTTTCTAGCGCTTTCATGAAGATCTGTCGCAGGATTTACACCTACTCTATCCATCTCTTCTTTTAATTCTACTTCGTATGTTTCTAGTTTAGCTTCTACGTCGTCTACAAGTTTTTCTATAACATTATCTATTTTTCTATAATCAGCAGTTGCAGAGTTATTATTTTCAGTATCTAAATAATAATCCATATCGCCTGCAATGTCAGAGTACGAATTTTCTGTAGCCGGTTGAGAATAGTCTAATCCTGTTATCTGCGGCATTGTAAATACATAACCGGTTTGTGCTGTATCCGCTGTAAAAGGATTTGTACCTGGCTTGTAGTGGTATCCTTCTATTAGCTTTGTTATATCTCCATTTGCATCTTCTATATCTTTACGAGCTTGATTTATTCTAGCAAGATCTTGTACAATAATAGATTTGATTTCTTTTCTAGCTTCCGTAGATTTAACTTTAGACATAGTTACAAAATCCATTCTACCACGGTCAGCTTGTACAGAGCTTGCTATTTTAGTAAATAGTTTATTACCATTATTAGCAGCTGCATTTAGCCTAACTATTAAAGAGCCCTTTTCAGACTGCTCTTCATAGCCTTTTCCCATAGCGGTATCTTTTATTCCTTTATTAGAATCTAATACCTGAGACATGAAGTTATTTCTAGCATCAGGATTATTATACAAACTATTAAGTAAGAAAGATCTATACTTTGGATTACCGTTAGGCTCAAATAGATTATCTCTAAATAATTCCTTAGCTCTATCTATAAATTTTTGGCCTCCTTGTTGTACTACATTTACAATTTCATCTAAAGTAGTAGGTAGATTTACAGGGTAGTAGGATTTACCGTTACCACTTAAGAAAGAAGAAGCTGCCTTTGTTTCAAAGTACGGTCCTATCTTAGCAAATCTTTTTACTAATTTACTATTAATATTAAATATGTTTTTATCTTGTTGTATATTATCAACTGCATTACCTACTGGAGATGCCTTGTCAAATAGAAAACTTTTAAATAAACTTGCTCCAGACTTTCCATTTACTTCTCCTACATTAAAGTACTTTGTTAGATTTTGTAAATGCATTTCTTTTGTAGGAGCGTATTGTATATTCATTTCCCACAATAGGTCTGCTAAAGTTTCAGTATCATTTTCATTTAGTTCGTACCTTACGTCTTTTGCAACCGGGGCAAGCTTGTCATACAAACCTTTAATTTTATTCTTTTTGCTATCTTCTACAAAAGGATTACCATCTTCATCTAATTTATATAAAGAATCTGGATTAGGTATGTCTCTTTCTATAGAATTACTTTGCCACTTTGATGCATACCTTTTAGAAACAGTATACTGATCTGAAGGGAACATAGTAACTTCTACACCATCCTTAACCTTTGTAGCTTTAAACTGTAAAAAGTTTTTATAAGAGTTTGCAAAGTTAGAGTAGAATGCAGCTTGTGATGCTGTATCTAATCTTTTAAGTTTATCTACTACAGGTTGTAAGTAAGGCTTATACTTAGCCATGTGTTGTAACTTTGCAAGCTGGTTTACAAACTCAGGTTGATCTACAGTTGCCTCACTTATATCTTGATATATCTCATCTAAAGGAATACCTGTATAGTATCCATAGAAGTTAGGACCTAAAGTGTAAAACCAAGATGGAGGTGTTATTTCATTGTTATCTAATTTATCATAGAATTCATCTTCAGTAAGATTTTCTTTTTCTAAATATTCTTCAAGTAGTGGATTGAAGTATACATCACTACTTCTTATATCAGTAAGTATTGCTTTTACTGAACTAGACATTTTATTCCTAGGGTTTTCTTCTAACCTAGACTGGTCATGAATACGAATAGGCGTGTCATCTATATCAACAAGCTCACCAACGTCATCTCTTAGAG